GGTACAATTCTCCTAACGGTTGTTATATCTAAAGTATATTTATAAAAAAAGGGGCTTGCGCCCCTTCTATCACGCTTCTTCGCGTGCCTTAATTGCTTGCTCAACAACAGCAAGTAGTTTATCATCCATGTCAGTCTTTGTTAGTTTGACTGCCTTTTTAAGAATGACTAAACAGATTTCGACCAGTTTCTCACCAAGCTCCTCGTTTTCGGGAAGTTTAGCGACGGCATCGGAAACAATCTTCGATGCTAATGGGAGTAGAAAAGCTAACATGATTTGAATGCAGTGTTGCTAATCTATTTATTCTTATTCTTATGCTTCCATGCAGTTGCATAAGCAATAGACTTTTCATCCTTAGTCAACTTGCCATCCTTAGCATATCCTTTTTTAATATGCTTAATCATCCTCTCGTATTTTTTGCCAGGAGGTGCCTCCTCCTGACTCAATACTTTTTTCCCTTCTTGCTGCTACCGCAGGAAGACTCTTCTACTTTCTTCTCACCTTTCTTTTTGATGTTACCAGGGTCACGGTCATCAATCTCAGGCATGACTTCAATCTTTGCCTTTGCTTCTGCAGCGAGTTGCCACATTTCTTTCATCGACTTCTTATTTTTCTTACCACGGAGAATGGAGAAGTCATGACTATCAATCTTACCATTCTTGTTAGCATCAATCTTATGCTGACCACCCTTCAGACCTTCTGCAATCTCAGCTTCTTCTTTTTTACAATCAGGGACTGACTTGCCACCCTTCATCTTAGTGCCTGTTGCCTTGTATCCTTTCCAGCAAGACTTCTTGTTTGGGTCTCTACCAATATTTTTGCGTGCTTGTTTCAAACTACCTTCTTTAATTTCAGTTTCTTCTTTGCGATTCTGCTTGGAAGAATTACAATCAGCATCACCATGCTCAGGGCAGCAGGTGCCAGCACCAGAGTGATTACACTTCTCTTCGATTTGACCGTATGAGGTTTGACCCGTCATACCAGCAATAGCTCTCTCCATAATAAATTTGGAGAAATCATCATTAACCGTATCGTAAGGTTTCATTACTTCGACTTCCGTTTACTTTTATTTATAAATGTCTTGATTGTATCTTTTGCTGTAGTTGGATTTTCATCCTCGTATCCTTTATGCTCGGTAACATCTTTTACCCAGGCACGAAACATGTCACCTTCTTCTGTAACAGCAATGACATAATTAATACCACGACGATGAATCTTACCTACTTGACCATCAGCGTTTCTCACCCAATCACCTTCTGAAAATACTTCACCTAGACGATAAGACTTTTGTTGGGACTGCTCAAAGACTTCTTTGAATGATTTCATAAACCCATTCCTTCTCTTACTTCCATCATTAATTGCATTTTCTCGTTGTCATCTAATGTGTCTGCGATACCTTTTCTAAAAGACTTAAAGTCTCCATCTTTGGCAGCAGCTCTCATCTTACTTGCAGACATACCAGAAGCACCATCTGCGTCTGGGTCTCTCTCACCAGCAGAGACTACATCTAGATTTCTATATGTATATTCTACACCATTATATTTATCTAATAGTGCTTTATAACTAGGAATTCTATCAGACCCAGCAACCAGTGTCAAATCAGTATAGGTCCCCTGATACTCTTGCAACAATTTAATAATAGTATTCACATCTCTATTGTAGATGATGTGTGCTGCATGAGTAGGAAACATCTTTTTCATATACTCCACCTTCTTATCAGATGGCAGTGGGTCTTTAGGTTTCTTATGAGTATGAGTAGGGTAGATGAAATAGTCATCTCCCTTGGCAATCTTAGCAACTGCCTCAATGAGTTTCTTGTGACCAATTGTAGGAGGATTGAATCTACCCCACGCTACTACTACTCTGCTCATTTATCTCCTGCTACCCAGTCTTTGGATACGTTAAAGTTTGCAACACTGAATGACAATCTGTCTACTAACTTGACTGCATTCCTGTCTTCACTGATAGCAACGAATCCTTCTGGCGCTGTTATCTCATAACCATTTTCTGTTTGTAGATATGTGCCAATCTTCTCACCCTTCTCCAGTTTACGGACAAAGAATGTTTTGGCATTCTGCAATGTTGTATATAGTCCAACTGCCTTAATCATCTCTGCTTCATTTGCTTCGATAAAATCCAGACCAGCATATAGTTTTGCAAGTTTAGTTGCTTTTGCTTTGGGTGTCTTCACCTTAGCAACTGCCTTCTGCACCTCACCCTCAAAGTATTTCTTGAAGTTATTGACAAACTGCTTGGCATTGTTAACCTTGCGTCCCTGTCTGACATAAGTATTAAAGTAGATTTTCAATCTAGGACCGACAGTCAACTGGTCATTTGCCTCAATCTGTGCAGCAACCTCGTCAAGGAATCCACCAGTTGCTCTGACTAGAGATGCACTGGCAGTCTTCATCCTCATGAGTTTCACCTTCTCTGCATCTGTTAGCAGGACATCCTTTCCCAACTCATCAATCTCTGCAGACAACACAAGGACATCACGACTGCTTCTCAACCTCTTGACATCATATCCAAAGGTAGCAGACAATGCTTCGATGGATGCGCCCCTATAAGTGGTATGGAATACTACGCCAATCTTAGCAACCTTCGCTTTCTCGTATAAGTCACTGTCCTCAGGAATACAGTATGTAATTGTGTTGGGTTTGAAAGTGATGCATCTCTTACCATCAATCGTTTCAAACTTCTTATCATCTGTGAATAGCAAGTCACCCTGTGCTACACCATTGATACCAAGTTTAGGGAAATACTTCAAAGCATCTTTCAACTTAGCAACTAGTCCAGGAGCGTGTCCATGGTTTGCATCAATGTCTTCAGGTGTAGTGTTGACCTTTGCTTCTTTATTGAAGACAGACTTGGTGCCAACAAAGAATGTCTGAGTGCCAGGATACTGACCACAGAAGATAGCAGGGGCACCATCCCACTTGGTAGTAACTTTAAAATTTTTGGTAGGTTTGCCAGAGAATGAATTGGCAAGCAAGTCCAGAAACTTGAATGCATCCACAGCACCCTGCTTGCCATCAAACAAGATGCTATCCTCTAAGTGCTCTAGGTGTGTATTCTTGCTCATCAGTATAGTTTCCCGAAAGGTCCGAAGCGTTTGCCTTTTTTCTGAGCAAGGAAACTCATGTCTGTCATAAACATGTTACGTTTCTTAGGCGTCATACCATGCAGCATGTTGAGGAATTGAATCTGCATTAGTTTTGACTTGGCGACATGGGGAGCAGTGCCGAATACCATTCTAATATTATCGATTGCTTCTTCGGCATCACCGACATCAAAGTTTACATCTGATCTGAGATTCTGGATGATTCTTCTGTAGTCGTCCTCCTTTGCCATGAAACTGGCAACGTCATTTGGATACTTATTGTGGTCCCTCTCGAAGTTTACACCATAGTCTATCGTAAGCTTCCTCACCATGTCAACAGGTGCCTTACCCAATCTTGCAGCAGTTGCTCCAGTTGCTGTAGGCTCCCACTTCAGGTTTGACCCTTTCTTATTTGTGGAATCGTTTGCCTTAATCTGGAAGTTTAATGTATCAACATTTGTTTCTACAAATACTCTAGAGTCCTGAGTAGCAAAGGTCAAATCTTTTCCTTTATTTTTAAGTGTTAATTTACACTCTTGTTTATCAACAGTGTAATACATCTTTTCATAGTCTTCAAACTGGTCTTCGTTTACGTTGACTTCTTCCCAACGTGCAACATCACCAGATACTTTCTTGAGAGATACCCCAACAACAATCTTGTGTTTAAATAATGTCCTCAGAATAGCATTTAATTCTTCCAAAGTTTGACTCAATCCACCGTCAACCAACTCATTAATAACTCTGATAATTTGTCGTTGATTTTTAATCAACCAAACATCAGCAGGATTCCAGTTATCTTTCTGAGAGATTTGGTATTTCTCTCTAACCAAATCTGTAATCCATTTCATAAATCCACCATCACGCACAAATTCTGTGAATGATGCGTCGGCATATTTTTCTAGAATTTTTTTCGATTGTTTATAATAATCATCCAACCACTCATCGTCAAACTCTAGACCAGATAGTTTCCAGATTCTTTGCAACGCTCTGTATGCCTGAGTGTCTTTACGAATGTCATCAGCGTTTCTATACTTTTTATTATTTGCTAATACTCTTCTGAAGATATAGATAGACCCTCTCTCCTGAGCAGCAGTGGTCTTTGCGTCAGCCGCACCACTTCCTTTCTTTCCTGTAATTCTAAATGATACCTTTCTTACTGGATTTCCCAGTCTAAGCATGTAAGATTCTTTACCACCTACAATAGCATTCTCACCACCAGGATGTTTTTCTCTGATGTCTGCTAGCATCGCATCATCCAAATAGATAATATATACTCCAGAAGCAGTCTTTGGCCAAGACGTGCCAGACCCACTCTCAGGTCTGCGCCAGTTGTTACCACTGACAGAATCTAAGATTGCTTTTAATTGCTTCTTGTATCCCGATGGTACTGGACTGAGTATCTGGGATACGGATACAGTTGCCTTTGCCATATGAAAAACCTCCCCTAGGTATTTAGGGAAGGTCTTAATCATACATCGTATTTAGTCCACAACTTGCGGATGTTTTGAGTGATGGGCACACCACCAACATATGTTTCTAACAATTCTCCACTCTCATCAGCAATAATAAGCACAGGAGTAGCAGTTACACCATATGATTTTGCAAGTGCCAGATTCTCTTCTGGGATTGGGACATCACTTACATCTTCTAGTTGGACTTCTTCGATGAGGTTAGTGCGGTCATCTTTCAAAGCATTGAAGTAACGTTTAACCAGACCGCAAGGACCACAACTGTCCTTGGTAAACAAAATAAATTTAGTCTTCATTTTTAGGTGCTTGTGATGGGACTACAGGGTCTCGGGAGCGATTCTTGATTACAATGAATGCATCCTTATTATACTTGCGGGTGCCTTTGACAGGTGCCCACTTGGTGCCATCACCATCAATCTCATAGACAGAGGTGCCACCAATCTCCACATGAAGGTCATCCTTTACAACGTCCCACCCAAGGTCAGCAACTACTTGGGTGAGAGCTTCTTGTGTCCATTTCATCGGTCACCTTCCTTACGATTCTCAGAGAAGTAAGGGTCGAAAGTGCCTTCAGGATAACGCTTCTCCAGTTTC